ATCTTATAATACTATAATTATCATGAGGGTGCATCTTTTTAAAACCACAGAAAGTAAGAATCTGTTTTTCATAATATTGACTATACAATAAATATTCTAATACTTTTCCAAGTGTATAATCTTCATTTTCAAGAACAATATCAAATTTTCCTTCTAAAAAATGAGAAAGAACTTGATTCTGAATTTAGTGAAAAAGTAAATTTCCGTACTAATGTTCGTGGTGTAAAACTTCGTCGTGTTTTTGCTAATCTTGAAGAAGCTCAGACGTTTGCGAAAGTTCTTCAACGTCGTTGCCCGAATGATAATTTGTATGTAGGTAAAGTTGGTATGTGGCTTCCTTGGGATCCTTCTGAACATATGATGCCTGAAGTTGAATATGCTGAAAAAGAACTTAATGAACTTATGCGCAAATATAAAGAAAACGAAGTTAATAAAGAAATCTTTTTTGAAGAAGAAAAAGCAGAGAAAATTAAAGCTCAAAAAGAAGAGAATGAAAAACGTCGTAAACAAGCTCTTGCTGATGCAGGACAAACTGACCTAAAACAAATTGCTGAAACACTTGATACACCTGTACATCCTTCTGAAGGTGCTGTTCGCGATCTTTAAAATTATATCATCAAGTATTAAATGGAAGTAGAATCTTTAGGAAAAAGAAGACGAGTTCCTACTGAAAAAGGTTTAGCGTTGCAAAAAGCAACCCAAATAAAAGATGAAAAGGCAAAAGAAAGAGCTCGAAAAAGAGTTGAAGTCGCAAAAACTCAAGAAGAAGTTGATGAATTATCTTCGCTTTTTTCAAGAATTGGTATTGATACAACAGACCAAGATTTAGCTGCTGCATTTGGACAAATGGGAATGGGTCGTCGTAAAAAAACTAAAAAACATACTAAAAAATATAGAGGTAAAACTAATAGAAGACGAATTCATCAGATATAACAAAAACAAGAAGATTACAACTACTAGCAAATGATGATCTATTATTTCAAAATAAACCTCATAATTTGTCAGGAATAGAGCAATTGGTGGTGAACCTCCAAGAAGAAGTTTACCACCAGCTTTAAAATGTCTTTTAAGACCAACAGATGGAGGACTTTGAAAAGTTAATAATCCTAGATGTTGTGAAAGAATATAATATATTTGTATAACATAAAATGCCTGGAATAGTTCCTGATTCAAGTGTAAGAACAGCCCAAGTAGCTGCTAATGCGTTTACTAGAGTTCAAGTTGGTTTAATACAACAAGGTACTCCTAAACTTCATAATACTTTTGCTGCACAAATTGCTCAAGGATATAAGGTTAAAGGTCTTGCTATTCTTCGTAGTGGACGTTAAATATATTATAGTCTTATTTTATAAAATGCCAGTTCCTGATTCAAGTGTTAGAACAGCGAAAGTAGCTGCTAATGCATTTACTAGAGTTCAACGTGGATTAGAATTAAATGGTCCTAAAGCTCATAATATATTTGGTGCTTTACAAGTAAAATCTAGACGTCCTATAGGATTTGATTCTATAAAAGAATCTATTTCAAATTATGAAATTATTATTACTACTACTGAAAATGATCCTACTGCAAAGTTAGTTGAACAATTTAAATCTAATTATAGAATCTTAAATGCAAAAATGTTTTCTTTTACTCCGGATACAACAGGAAGATATTTATTTGTAGGTGAAACTGATGGATATCTTACTGTCGATATTATCTTAACAAAGAGTTCTGATGATATAATTATTAATAATTTTCAAATGATGGGGACTGATGAAGTTGTTAGAAAAACTCTTGAGAAAGATATAACCTATAACATTTATGTTGGAGCTAGTGTTTATGGTTCAGATGAAACGCTTGGAAATATAACACTTAACGTATCACTTATTACACCTGTTTTTAGTGATAATTTTGATACTACAAATGAAGACGAAACTATATACATAGATGTAACAGATATTGGTTTTTTTGATGAAGAAATAAAATTTAATAAAACAAAAACAATTCCTTTTACTCCAACTGAAACAGGTAAATATACATTCAATGTTTTGCAAATATCGCCTGGTTTGTTTCAATTTGGTTGGACTTCTATGATAGCCATAACAAATGATTCTGATAATATAGCTATTGCATTTAACGACAGTTTTTATAACAATCCCGCACTGGTTCAACCTGGTGTTGAATATGTTGCAAATAGTATAACAGGTAGTTTTATTAAAGATAAAACTTATAATATTTATGTTGGAGGTTCTGATTTACAATGGTCTGTTGGTCCACGTAACTTTGACTTTTTTAATCCTTCTGAAAAAAATTATGGTGAATTTACACTTGAGATAACAATAGAGACATCTAAATTTCAAGAAGCTTTTGATAATACTAATGAAACAGATAAGACATTAACTCGGGTTTATGAACAACCATATAACTTAAAGAACTCAAAAATGATTCCTTTTACTCCAGATGCTACAGGTACATATTCATTCTCAACACAAGATTCTGAATTCGATACTGCTATTGCATTAACAAATAATTCTGATAATATAGCTATTGGAGTCAATAATGATGAGAATCTGGGTTTTGGTGAAAATCTTCTTACAAGTTTTATGTCATTACATCTTATTAAAGGAACACCCTATCGTCTTTATGTTGGAAATGAATATCTTGAGGCTATTCCATTTAAGTCTATTGAAGATTCTAACGATAATGAAGAATATGGATTAGTTAAACTTAAGATATCACTTAATACAGGTTATTATGACGAAACTTTTAATACTCAGAATGAAAATGATAAGGATTTTGTTGATAGACGTATAATCTACAAAGCAAAAATGATTTCTTTTACTCCAGATACTACAGATACATATTCATTCTTTACCCAAACTCCTGATCCTCTTTTTACTACTATTGCATTAACAAATAATTCTGATAATATGATTATTAAAATTAATTCATTTTATGATGGTCCACCTTTAGAATATCAAGATGTTTGCAGTTATTTCGAAGCATCTCTTATTGCAGGAACAACTTATCGCATTTATGTTGGAACTTATGATCTTAGACTCATAGAAGATCAACTTGTAGAATTTAATATAATATCATCAGATAAGACATCATATAATTTTAATGAAATTATTGATGTTAGAGGTCGAGGTAATGTGAAATTAGTAGATCCAACAGAGTCCATAACACTCATAAAAGCAAAAATGATTTCTTTTACTCCAGATGTTACAGCAGCATATTTATTTGAAGTTTTTGATTCTGACTTTAATAATACTATTTTCTATATAACAAATAATTTTGATGATATAATTATCCTATCTAATTATGATAGAGAAGATTCACAAAGTTATATGAAAGCATCTCTTAATGCAAGAACAACTTATCGCATTTATGTTGGTGGCGTAAAAAGTAGATATGCTAATTATGGTTCAGTGAGATTTCAAATATCAAGAATTAATTAATTATTTTTTCCTTGTTGTTTTACATGAATCCATGGACTTGAAGATTTCTTTTGCATAGCTCCAGGATTATATTCATCTTGTGATAACATTGATGATGAAAATGGTTTATTATCAATCCATAAAGAATCACTACACATTCTAAATGATGGATGATCAGATGCTTTATACCAAAAGACCTGATCTTCTAATTTATTTGATTGAACACCATTACAAATTACAAGACATTCAAAATTTTCAGTACATTGATCCATAAATTGACAAAACATTTCAAATGTAGGAAACATTCCTGCATAATTTTCATATATACGACGTCTATTACCTAAAATTGTTTCACGTAAAATAAATACAAAATCAACGTTTGTTCTTAAATTAGGTGTGATACCTAGAGGATATTGCATAGTAATAATTGTCATTAAATCTATATGACGACCGTTCATAAAAACATATCGAGTAGATTCTTCTTTAATCCATGATGCATCATATAAACAATCATCTAAAATTAAGAATGCTCTTGTATCTATATTTGAATTACCACCACCTCTATTTTTATCAGCATTACGTGCTGTTTTAGCGCCTAATTGTCTTTTTATTACTCCCATAACTATTCCAGGCTCATATTTATCATGAATTAATTTTGATGGAACCATATGCTGAAAAAATTCATTCGCCACCTCAGTTCCTGATATAACAGTTCCAATAGGAAATGCAGATTGAGTATTACATAAAATATCACGAACTAAGAAAGATTTTCCTGTATCTTTTTTACCAATAATAACTATCATTGGAGATTTTCTTGAATCCATCTCACATCTATCTCTCAAAGTATCAATATTAAACTTTTTGATTTGAAAGTTCATCTTATTATTAGTGCGTGAATATTTAGATAATTGAATTAACTTATTTTAATAAGAATGTCTAAGAAAAAACAAGGATCTATTTCTTTAAATGTCCATAAATATACAAATTTAAAATATCTTCAATCTTCTGCTGAATCTTTATGGAATACTACATCTATTCAACCTTTTTTTCCTCCTATTGAAAAATTATTTAAAACTTCTTTACTAGAAAATTTCTCAGAATATGGTCTTAAATTTCCATCTGAAATTACAAATATAGTTTCTGAAAATACTATTTCTACTGTAGGAGGTAGAAATATTGATGTTCATAAAAAAGTTTCTATGATTCTTAATCCATTTAAATTAATGGAAGGTAGTTATGGGACAAATTTATCCTTGCCTTCTTCAATTGAACAATCTACTTCAGCACATAATAAAATTCAAAATCATAATAATGCCGCATATGTAGGTTCATTAATTTCTGCTTCATTAGCAGCTTCAGAATCTCATCATTTTCCTGAAATTTATGGAGTTTTTACTGGATTAAGAAAATCACATACTATTGATATTTCGGATGATTATGAAGATTTATGTGATAGGTCATGGTTTTCTAATAATATGGGTAATACATTTACTTTAAAATTAAATGAAAAGATTGAAAGTGCTGATGAATTTAAACATACAAGAAGTATGCGTCCAAGTATTCAATTAGGTGAATCTATAAGTATGGATTTTAATGAACTTGAAAGTATTCAAACTGATTCAAAAATTGCTAGTATGAGTCCTTTATTTAATGATACAATTAAAGATGATTCAGAATCTGATTCTTCATCTGTATCAACTTCATATATTTTTGCAATAAAATCATGTGATTCTTCTATTATGTCTGAAGAAGAAGAGTTTGAATATGATGAAGATGAAGATAATGGAGATGAACCATTTGCATGGGCAACATTTTCTAATGTTCCAGTTCAAATTACTTTAATGGAAAAATGTAAAGGAACTTTTTTTGAATTAATTACTTTAAATACTGAATCATATAAACATGAAGCATGGTTTGCTCAAATTATTCTTGCTTTAACATTTGCACAAAGTAAATTTTCATTCGTTCATAATGATTTGCATGCAAACAATGTTATGTATATTGAAACTACAGAAGAATTTTTTTATTATAATTGTGGAGGAACATTCTTTAAAGTTCCTACTTATGGATATTTAATTAAAATTATAGATTTTGAAAGAAGTAGTTTTTCTTTAAAATTAGTAGGACTAAAAGAATCTAAATTTTTTATGAGTGATCAATTTTCTTTAGATGAAGAAGCAGGTGGACAATATAATTGTGAACCTTTTTATAATTCTAAATTTCCTTTAATAAAACCTAATTTTTCATTTGATTTAGTTAGATTAACTACATCTTTATTCTGGGATTTATTTCCTGAAGGTCCTCTTAAAGAAAACAATTCTTTATTATTTAAATTATTTATGAAATGGTTAACTTTAGATGATGGTTCTTCTATTCTATTCAGTAAAAAAGAACCTACTCATGATAGATTTCATGGATTTCATCTTTATAAAGCTATTGCTCGTTTATCTAATAATGCTATTCCTCGTAAAGAAATTATGGAATTTAAAGAATTATTTAGTATAACAGAAATTCCTGCTGATAAAAAAGTATGTTTAATTGAATAATAATTTTATTTTTCACAAAGAATCATGATATTTATCCACGATTCTTTGAAGATTTAAAAACGAATAAATAAAATAACTAAAATTATATTTACAATGGAGACACCACAATTAAAAGTTTATTCATCTCGTAAACATCCTAATGATATGAAATATGGTAAACGTTCAAGACAAAGAGGTTGGTTTTGTTCATGTGGTGGACAATTCTGTGATAATGGTACTCAGCGTCCAATTGCTACATCTGGTAAAACTGGTTCTAGAAAAAAAACTAAGGGATTAGGTCTTAAAGAACAAAAAGAAAAGCAGTTATACGAATGTATTGACATTAATTATGCAATTGTATGTAGAAATGAAGAAGAAGAAGATTAAAATGTTGGAACACCTACAAACATATCTTGTGTTTCAGAAGCAAGAGTTTGTAAGGGTTTTGTTAGGTCAGGCATATTTTCACCAGTAGTAGCAAATACTACTCCTGCTGTTATAAGTCCGCCAAATACAGACAATTTACTTGCTTGTGACCAATCTATAGCTTCAACTTTAGATTTACGATCAAGAGCATAAAGAATAAAACATACAATTGCAACTGCAAGTGGAGCTACTACAATCATCATTTGTTGAAAAATAGGGCAAATCTTTATAAATTTAGAACGAGCGTCTCACTTGCTTTTTTTGTTAATTCTTCCATTGCATCTTCTTCTTTAGGAGGTTCTTCTTTAGTAGAAACTTCAAATTCTTTAATTTCAATTGATGCGACCTCGTCACTCATAACTAAATTTGGTTTTAATTCATCTTCTGATTCAGCAACAGACTCTTCTTCATCTTCTGATTCAAATGTTACATTTCTAGGAGCTTCAGGAAGAGGAACAACTATAGGTGTAGGTAAATCAGATGTTTCAGGTTGAGAAAAATATTTTTTAGTTATAGATTCCCATGGTAAGAAAGAGGTTATAACTTGTTCCATACATTCAGAAATAACTTTTTCAATATCTTGGCGATTTCTTGCTTGTTGTTCAGTTGATACACCAACTGTTCTAAATAAATAAGCTACTTGCCATAATTTACGGGCAGAATGTTTATAAAGTTCATGAATAAATTCTACTAATGTAGGTCTATCAAAATCAATTGATAGTTCGGATTTATCAGAATAATGTAATGAAGCAAATGATTTCATATAAGAAATAAATACACCCATAATTAGATCATCTAAATAAGTACATTTAGAAACTTTTTGAATTCTTTCAACTTCTGTCCGAATAGTTTCTTCTTTCCATGAAGGAATACTAGTTAACATATTTTGAAAAGTTCTTAGAATTTCTGTAGATTGATTGTTTTTATCACATAATTCTTTAGCTGAGTTATAAATACTCCAAAATCCTTCTGATATAGGAGGAATTATTAAATTAGATAAATGATCGCGTAATCTTGCTTTTGCAAATTCAGTTTCAGACATTTGTTAAAAACGTAGTTAGATATTTATTAACATAAAACGCATGTTCAAAACGGATTATATTTGTTTAGACATAACACATATAAGGCAAACAAATGGCAAGTGAACAAAGTATTCTAAACGTTGGGGGTGGGGGTGGGGAGGTAGAGATTCCAGAAGTAGATTCATTTGATGATATGGGTCTTCCTGAATCTCTCTTACGTGGTGTTTATGGTTATGGATTTGAAAAACCTTCTGCAGTTCAACGTAAAGCAATTGTTCCTGCTTCAAATGGACGTGATATTATTGTTCAAGCACAATCTGGAACCGGAAAAACTGGAACATTTGCAATTTCTCTTCTTGCACGCATTGATACAACTGTTGAACCTTATACACAAGCACTCGTTCTTGCACCTACTCGAGAACTAGCACAACAAAGTTTTAATGTTATTAAATCTTTAGGCGAATATATGGGTGTTCGAGTCCATCCTTTGCTTAAAGGTAATCCTATACAAGAAGATATTCGTGTTCTTCGTTCTGGCGTACATGTAGCTGTTGGAACTCCTGGTCGTGTATACGATATGATTACTCGCGGTGCTATTCGTATGGATAC